TGCTGATTTTCTATTTTCTGCGGATTAATGTTACCAAACAAACCATATTGTCCGTCAATACCTTTTGCGTTTATGTAAATACATTGAGTTTTAACTTTTTCTTTTTTCTTAAAGTCGTAAACTTCTCCCTGTTTTTGTTTGCTGTAAGACAAAGCTTTTAAATGATCTATAAATTCATTCAAAGACTCAACAGGAATACATAAGCTTAGTACTTTACTGTCATCATCATCGTCAAATCTGTTGTCTCCAATAGACCATTTGATAGGAAGTTTTAGTGCTGGATTAAAGTCAGGCATTGTTAAAATAGGATTTAAGTAAATTGTTAAAAAATTGATTAGTAGTGATATTGTTCATTTGACAATAATCTCTAATCTTTTGTGAAAAATCGTCATTGGTACGCAAGCTGAATACGTTTCTATTCCAATCTTTTTTACGATCTTCTTTTCTCTGAAGTAATTGTTTCATAATTTCAGTACCAGAGAACTCAGCTTCTTCGGTTGTCATAAGGTGTCATCTATCTTTGATATAGCATGACTCAAAAACTCACCTTGTCTAGCTAATGTAATAGGAGAAATTTTTGATACCTTAAATTCTTTTTTGTAAGCTTCTACAAGTTTCTTCATTTCATCAGGATAGAGTTCACTAAATTTCATTAGCTTTGCATTGATAGCATTTCTAGCGTCATTAGTGATGGGAGGATCATTTTTAGCTTTATCAGATACAGGATCTAGTTTTTGATTAGGTCCAGTTGGTGTACCTCTTGTTCCCTGTTCTGGAGGTGGTGGTAACTTTGCAGCTTCTTCTATTTCTATCTGTGCCCATAATTCATAAGCAAGACCAAAAGTAAAACAAGCACAGGCACATAATCCTCTACGATGTGAGTTTTGAAAATCAGTACAGGATATTTTGTCAAAAACTATAGCTTTATTTGCAAAATCTGTAATAGCAAAAGGAAATAAAGATGATTTAACCTTTGTATCAATATGCTCAAAGTACCCCATAATATACCCAGAGCCATTAGGAGCTTTGAATATATAAGAAGATAATTCATTATCAGAATTAGTTTTTTCTAAACAGAACTGCCAACCTGGAGCGTGTTCCCTTAGTATTTGTGCTGTCTTAGCCCAAGCAACATAATCAAACTTCATCTTTTTATAGATGTCAGTAGTTTTGATTACACCAGCTAAGTCAGGCAGCGTGGTTGTGGTCATAATGTAATTGTTTACAATAACTTTATATTACATATATATATTGTTTACTGTAAAGCTGACTGTAACAATGTGTTGAATTGTTCTGGAGTCAGCACAACTCTCCAATTACCTCCTCTAAACCTAACCATTGTAGTAGCAAAGTCCACACCAGCGTTTTCACGTTGCGTTTCCACTTCTCTAGGTTTAACAAGACAAGCCCTATTTTTGTCAGCCCAATCACAAACCTGTATTACACAATTTGGTATCCCATATATATCTCCAACATCTTCTGGAATCCCTGCTGCTAAATTACGTTGGCATTGAAAACCCGTAACTTCTGTTAAAAGTTCTGCTGCTTCTCTTTCAGCCTTATCACCTTTACGTTTTTGTGGATTTGTCATTCTAATAATTTAATTTTTGCTTTAATCTTTTCATATTGAACCACATATTCTTTTGGTTCGATTTCGTGATAAAAATAAGCATTTTCCAATGCAGCTAATTGAACATAATAATGTTCTAATCTACGTTGTATTTCTTTTTTTAATTCATTCATTTCTTTTTACTCCATCTGTTATCAATTTTTAGTTTTAATTGTTCTTTTTGTTGTTTAGTAATTTTTAAATAACAATCATCTAAATCATCAATCAGTTCACTAAAATCACCTTGTTCAGATAAACTTAATGATCTTTGAAAATTAACAAGAGAAGCTCTGATAAGTTTATATTCTCTACCAGAAACATTAAGGTTATAACGCATTATTAGCTTTCCAATATTTAATTAATAGTTTTAGTTCAGCAATACGTTGTAAAGCTGCTTTAATTTTTTCTTCTCTTGTCATTTAATTACTTCTTAATTCTTCCATTAGTTCACTAATTTGTTCTTTTGTATATCCAAATTCATCTATAAGTTTGTTATATGAAAAATATCTAGTCTTACCATCTTTTGAAAACAGTCCAGCTACACATTCACCTTCAAAACTTTTTACAATCCATTTTGGTTCTACATTCATAGACTTACAAAATTCATCAGGAATCCAATATTCAAACCAATTTTTAGTTATGGGATCATAATAAACCTGACCTTCGTATGGATCTTGTGGAAATTTTGTCATTTAAAATAACTCCTGTTTTGCTTCAAATTTTTGCCATGCTTCCTGCCATGCAGACCTACATCTTTCCACTGGTTGATCTACCCCAAGAATAGATACTTCGGGATATGCCCAGAGTGTATTACATACATCTGGAACTACATTACAGTTTAGTTCCAACATTTCTATGTAACAACCAAGTTGTTTATCAGTTGAATATGGTTCTGACCAATATTTATCTAGTTGATATATATATTTTGTATCAGTTCTTTCACGTTTATAAAATCCACTTCTAGTATTACCTTTAGTCTTAAGATCAATTAGCCTGATTTGTTTTGTAGTTTTGTCATAACCAAGTAAATCTAATTGTCCTCCAACAGATTTTTCTGGTATTGACATCATGTATTCAACGGCCATTGGCTCAAAGTTTTGAAACAATACATGGTCCAATAATGGAAGAATAATATCTTCATATTCACCCATGTCTATTTCACCGTTGCCTAGCATTTTTTCTGCTAAACATTCATGCACCTTCACTCCTCTAGGCTGCCATATATATCTATAAGCTTCTATGTTTTCTTTAGCTTCTTCTGTTAGTTCATTACAGACAGTCGTAGTTGAATAAGCAAGCCATTCATTAGTTTCAGTATTGAGATACTTATGAGTTTCCTCATCTCTTACGATAGGAAGTGGTTTAAGAAGTTCCATTGTTTTCATAATTAATTAAATCCTAATAATTCTTGTTGCCCTTTAAATAAAGCTATAAGTTGTTCTGCTGTATTTATAGCTTGTATTAGTGATTGGCTATAATTACTAACATAATTGGCCTCTTTAGCTGCTTGTGCTAAAGCATGTCTACCACAACCTGTTAAAGGATCGTTGAGATTTGATAAATACTTTTGATCTTTTTGTACTTGGTTTTTTAATTGTTCAAAGACAATAAAGTTTATTTTTTTTTGCCTTAATAAAATTTTCTTTGCTGTTGGAGATAATTCTTTTTTTTCTATCTTGTTTTTTTCAAGATATTTTTTAACAGTTCTCCAATCTGATTCAATTTGTCTTGCTATAAAAGTACTTGTTTTACCTTCTTTATATAGTTTGAAGATTTTACTTTGTTTTTCTTGGCTAATTTGTTTTCCCATAAAAAAATATATACTACTATACAGTAACATATTTTAGTACTGTATAGTAATATATATTTGATACGAAATAATTAAGATAGTTTTGTTCTTAACAAGGTTGCAATTGGTTCAAAAAGATTTTTAGACAATTTTATTGATTTTTGTCCAGCAGATAAATCATCTTGAACTTTTTTTATTGCTGATGGCAATAATTGTTCTGCCTGTTCAGCTATTGAATGAAAATGTTTTATGTTTGATTTAACGTAAGCATAAAATGTTCCATTATTAGGTCTGAACTCTTTACATAATCTATTCCATAAATTTGTGCCAGCAGATGAATATTGAGCAGAAGTTAAATAAGTATCTCCTATCTCTGCTGCTGATAGCTTTAAATAAGCACCTAAAGCTGCACTAAACGCTTTTTGGTTTTTAGCATTTACTATAGTGTCTTTTATTTTTTCTTTGGTTAAAAGAACGACACCACCTCTAGCACCTTCTCTTTCTCTAATCTCTGCTCTACTAAATGTTCTTGAACCTGTATTGGCAGAGATAATTCTTCTTTGAAGTTCTTCATGGCTATTCATTTTTACAAGATTTACACGCAGTTCACAGTTTTTTATTTGTTCTTCATCTGCACCAGCAGCTTGTAAAAGAATTTGTAATGCTAAAACTCTATTTCTACCAGAAGAAATAATTGGACCATCAAAATTAAAACTACCAGTTTTAACTTCAGCAACTTCAATATCTTCCATAAGATATGGAAATCTACCACCACCTTTCTTTTTTATTAAACCATCAGATCCAAATAAAATATCATTTACAGACTTAGGATCAATTTGTTGTGCAGTGGTTTCATATTTATAACTTTGACATAAATCTCCAATTTTTATTTTTCTTGGATTTACGTCTTTTGTTATTTGATGATTTTTATCAAAAGTATTTTGAAAAACACTTTCTCCTAATTTAGAAACAAACTTAGGATCATTACTTAAATGTTCTTTTGCCTTTTCAATTATTGGTTGTAATTCTGGATAATTTTTTATCTCGTATGAGGTGTTAAAGTTTGTGGAATAAACCATTGGAAATGCTCCATAAATGTGAATTGGAGCTACCATAAGAATGAGGTACTTAGGTAGCTTTTAAAGCAAATTTCTCTTCTTTAGTCGGCAAACTAAGGAAGAGTTTTTTTTATCTGCTGAACTCATTATATCTAAAAATGTATTTTGCAACATTTTTAATATTAAAATTGTTATTTCTAGGTTCTGAGGCTAGTAAAATTTATTTTTTTTATTGATTCTTTGTTGGAAAGTCTTTAGGATCAGTAAGTTCTACTTTCTCCTCGGTTTTTTTAGGTTCTGGTATAGAAAGCCTTGCAAGATTAGTGTATTTAATTCCTTCGTAACCATTAGGAAAAGCAGGATTTTTTTCACAATCTTCAATAACTTGTAACCACCCAGGAGGCGGTGTGTCCAACTGTTTTAGCGTCCACATTTTCTTTTTAGGATTCTTCGGATTAGGTTTTTTAAGACCATCTTTGAGAAGTTTGATAACGGAAGCCTTGCTAAATATTTGTTCCATCATTTATCTCTCCATTGTTTTCTTTTTAACCTTTCTTCTTTGCTGATAAATTTACTTTGTGGAGCAAATTTTGTTTTAGGATTATCAATTTTTTCTTGATACCCTTTTTCTTTACCATAAAGGTAAGCATCAATATGCTGCCCTTCTTTTGGCCCTGCACTAGGTAGTTTTGTGACTTTATAATTTTTATAAAGATGCTTTTGTTTTTGCGTTAATTTTTTCATTACTCAAACCCTCCACTAGCGGTAAAAACTCTAGCTGCTGGATGATTATTTTTTGGTTCTTCTGGTTTGTTATTCCGTCTAACCTCGAATAAGTCTCTCCAGCCCCCTGCTATTGCGTTCTCAAGAGCTTGTTTCCTGTCTTGTGTAGGAAATGACCTTAGCTTCTTAAAGATGCGGTCAGCAACGCTTGTAGAGCAAGTTCCTTTATTTTTGTATCTGATAGGCCACCATTCACAGATTAGATGAGCGTAATCCTTCAAGTCATCAGGTACTAAACGTCCATTGATAGTAGGATTTGCAAAAGGATCTAGGTGGGTTGGAATCGCTTTGCTCTTAGATTTACGTTTCATCGCAGTTCTAATTAGATTTCTAATAAGACCTGATTTTGTTAGTTCATCTTCAGTATTGAGATCAAGCCATTCAATCATCTCTTGATCTAAATACATGGTGAACTTTTCTTTCTTTGCCATAAATTATTTTAACTTCTGTAAGTGTATATGTGTTTATGTATGGTGTCAATCTGTATATTTTAAAAAATCTTCTCTATATCCTTACATGTAGTTATATTATATATATAAATATATATATATATTATTACTATATCTATTCATGTATTTATAAATATATTTATATCTAATAATATTCTTTTTCTTTTGGTTCTTTTCTTTTTCTTAAAATCGCCATTCATAGTTTTGCCATTCATGTAATCTTATTGATTTGTGATATTATAGTTATATATAAATGCCATTCATTATGACAGAAACCCAGGGAAAGTTAAAAAGAATCAGCGTTAGTGTTGATGAAAATGACTATGAGGAGTTAAAAAAACTTTCTAAGGCTGGATTATCTATTGGTTTTTTAATTAGAGAATCTATTTCTGATTTTTTAAAAAAAGTTAAAAAATAAATTACAATTTATCATGCCATTTAGTTCCAAAACTACTCATCATTTCTTCATCACTAGGTTCATAATCTTCTAATGGACTTACGCAATCTTCATAATCATCTTTTACCTCTTCCCACCAATCATTTATCAATGAATAATCTATAATTAGTGAGCTTAATTCTTCTTCATCTTTATAACAAATATTGATATACCAATCATAAAAATCATCTTTATATTCTGGTAATAAGAGATCAGCTAAATGTTTAACTTTATCTTTAGCTAATTCTTCAAATCTTTCAGCTAAATAATTTTTATCCATTTCATCCATAACTTGATCAGGTATTGGATTATCAATCATTTTCTATTCCCTCTCTTAAATTTTTCATAACATCCTTACAATTTTCAATTAATTCTTTATTAGGATTTTTAATCTCTTCCAATTCATAATCCTTAAATTCTAAAAGACTACCACTACCGTATGAATCTTCTATAAAATCATCATCATTAGGACAATTAGGATCATAAATAGTTACATAAGAACTTTTATCATTCGATGGATTTATAACTAATCCTTCAATACCTTGTTCTTTATGTCTTACATAAGTTAATAATTTAAAATTAATCATTTTCGTTACCGAATTTTCGTTTTTGGAAAGTACTGGACTTATATATATAAATAATGCCAGTTAATTATTCCACCCGTTTTAAAAAGTGAGATAATAATATATTCATTGCTTTTTCTTTTTCTTCTATTCCTGAATTAATATCGCTATATATCTTTTTTTGATCTAAATATATTTGATGTTTTAAATTAATTTTATCTGCCCTTTTATCATGTATTTCTATTTGATTATCCTCTTCCCAAGTCTTTATATCTTCTTGATCTAAGGCAATATCATACCAAGGATAAAAAGTACTTTGATGTACATATTTAAATTCTTTTTTGATTTGTTTTATTACAGCGATTTTACTGTAATTTTCTCTTATTAACTCTTTCATTCTTTCAATACAACTTTCTTTATATGGATTTTGTCTAACCATCTTTTATTTATTCTCCAAACAAGTTTTACACATTGATACTGGTATTCTCATGTAATGAACCACTACATTCATACCATCAAAAGTTTCACTTTCTCCATTAACTTTTTCTCCTAAAGCTATGCTTTTTTGACCATATAAATCTCCTTTATTTATTAAAGATTTACATGAATAACAAGTTCTTTCAAATCTAGTTTTTTTAAGTTTCATTTTTTACCTACATATCTAGGGTTATCTTTTAAATGATATGGATTATATTTTTTTACTTGTTTATATATATCTAAGATAGATTCTCTTTCATCTTGACTAAATTTTTTTAAGTCAAAATTTACTATTTCATCAAGTGCTAAAAATAATGCACTTGCATCTTTTTCTTGTAATTTAAGATTCATAACTTTTCTTTCCTTTTGTATAAAGTCTTTCTGCTATGTCATTACAAGAATTAAAACTTTCAAATGTTAATCCAACTGTAAAGTGTAAAATATCTCGATAAAGTTGGCCTGAAGTTTCATTATCTGAAGCATCATAATACTTAAGTAAAGTATTTATTAATGCTATTTTTTGCTTTTTAGTTGCCATTAATTACTCTCCTTTAAAAATTCAATAGCCCTATCTTCTATAGCTACAGCTACAAAAGGATTAATCTTAATCCAATTACTTAAGTCTTTAAGAGATAAACCACTCTCAAGGGAATATTCTTGATAGGCTTTATTCCAGTACTTAGATTTTTCTTTTGAAGTCCAATTCATAATTAATACTCACATTCAAGAATTTTTCTAAGCATTACTTCGTCATTCATGCTGATAGCTTTTTGAATGTTGATATTTTCTAAACATTCATTGGGATCAATAAGGTATTCACCCATTATTGATAGATATAAAAGCCGATTCATGGGCTTAGTCTTTTTGGAAAGTGTCATTAAACTGGTATGTTTATGTAGGTTATTATAGGTATAAGAATAAAACAATGCAAGTATTG